TCGTGGAATAACGTTCTGGGGCAACGATCAAATTTATGTCCAGGCAGACGTCCCGCAGGACGATGTTGACTGGGTTTATAACGTCTCAAACGTTATCGATGGGCTGTTTACTTATGCGGGCGGCTCATACAAGAATCGCTACAGCTCCTGCCTGGTGTCCTGGTCTGATCCGCAGAACCATTACAGCGATACCGTTGAGGGGGTCTACGATTCAGAGCTTGTAGAGCGTTACGACGTCAGGCAAACGTCCCTGACCGCAATCGGCTGCACCTCGCAAAGTGAAGCGCACCGGCGCGGTCGCTGGGTATTACTCTCCAATGCCAAAGACGGGACCGTATCGTTTGGGGTGGGGCTGGACGGCTATATTCCTCTGCCCGCTGAAATTATCGGTGTCGCCGATCCTTTCCGTTCCGGAAAGGAGAACGGGGGCCGCATAGTGGCGGTCAATGGCCGCCAGATTACGCTGGATCGAGAAATAGATTACGCAGCGAAAGACCGGCTGGTGGTTAACCTGCCCGACGGAAAAGCCCAGACGCGGACAATCAGCGCGGTGAGCGCCGATAAAATAACGGTGACGGTGGCTACGGCCTTCAGTCAGGCACCTGCCGCTGGTGCTGTATGGGCGATAGACAGTGATAACCTCGCGATACAGTACTTCCGGGTCACTTCAATCGCTGCCAACGATGACAGCACAGGCGGTTTCACAATTACGGCCGTTCAGCACGATCCAAACAAATACCGTTACATCGATGACGGCGTTCGGATCGAGTCGCCCCCGATCACCGTCACGCCGATAAGCGTCCTGTCTGCTCCGAAGAATATCTTGGTGACTGAGAGCGATCATGTGTCTCAGGGGCTGACTGTAGCAAGCCTGGACGTGTCATGGGATAAGGTGGAGGGCGCAATCCGGTATGTTGCCCAGTGGCGTAAGGACAACGGGGACTGGATAAACGTTCCGGTTACCAGCGCGCAGGGTTTCTCGGTTCAGGGCATTTATTCGGGCAGCTATGACGTGCGCGTCCGGGCGCTGAATGCGCAGGATACGTCGTCACCATGGGGATACGGTGAAACAACTTATCTCTCCGGTAAAACGGGAAAACCGGGTACTCCGCTCAACCTCCTGGCGTCCGAAGATGTGGTCTGGCATATCGACCTGACCTGGAAATTTCCGGATGGCTCAGGCGATACGGCCTATACAGAGATTCAGCGCGCCACAACTGCCGACTACGCCAACCCTGAACTGCTGGTCCTGGTGCCGTACCCGGCTGCAGATTATCAGCATGGCCCCATGCCTGCCGGCGTTCGCCAGTGGTACCGGGCCCGCCTGGTTGACCGCATTGGTAATCAGAGTGATTGGACCGACTGGGTTCGCGGTATGTCAAACGATAACGCCGATGATTATCTTGGTGATATCGCAGACGATTTCCTTACCTCTGCCGACGGGGAGCGCCTCACCGGTGACATCGATACCAACATTGAGGGAATTCTTCAGAACGCCCTGGCGAACCACGGAACAGTTGAGCACCAGTGGGCACAATACGGGGAAGTGCGTGCAGATATTCTGGTTGTTAAAACTACAGTTGCTGAAGTTGATAAGGCAATGGCCGAACTGTCAACGCAGGTACAGGCGCAGATTGAGGACGTTACTGCAGCGCTGGAAGACAAACTTACTGCCGTCGTTGATGCCTCCGGCGCTTCAGCGATTTATACCCTCAAAGCAGGCGTGAGGGTAAACGGCATCATGTATAACGCCGGGATGTCGATTGCAGTTCTGGCGCAGGCAGGGCAGCCTATTGTTACCCGAGTAGGTTTCAACGCTAACCAGTTCGTACTGATGAGTGGCAGTGGTGATACTCAGTATTCGCCGTTCGCTGTGGTTAATGGACAGGTCTTTATCAGCTCAGCGTTTATTCAGGATGGCACGATCACCAATGCCAAAATTGGTAACTTTATCCAGTCCAACAATTACGTTGCCGGGCAATCTGGATGGAAACTGGATAAAGGTGGCACCTGGGAAAACTACGGCAGTGACGGGCAGGGCGCAAGAAAGACCACAAACGTTACTGACAGCATCAGGGATGCGAACGGCGTCCTGCGCGTACAGATTGGAAAACTGACAGGAGTATTCTGATGTCATGGGGAATACAAACATGGGATGCCAGCGGAAGGCCTAATAACTATGGCATTAAACCAGTATCGGTAGTAGGCCGCATTCCACTTGCAGCAGGTCAGAACTCAGGTTCCTGGAGTTTCACTGTACCAACAGGTTTTAAAGTTGGTTTTGTTGTTTCTCTTGATGAAGGAGGTAACAGCGTAGGGCGCAGAATAGTTGCAGCAGGTAACTCAATAACTGTGACGTCCGCATCTGACACTGGGCTTGGTAATTATCCAGCCTCAAAATGTGAGCTGATCGTTTTTATGGAGAAGGAATAGTGTCCGACTTTGGCGCAATGATTTTAATGGATAATGGGAATCCCTTCGTCACTCCGCAATCAACGCCTTTCTGCCTCTACGGGAAATACTCATTTAATTCCTCAGCTAATGGCAGCTCCCAACAGGTGGCACAATATCTTTCGGTGCCTGCCGATTATCCGGTAATGGTTTTTATCAAAACTACTGATACGGCGCAGCCGACACCCGTCATGTCATATCGCATCGGAGGAAATGTCTATATTAGTGGCGTAAATCCCTATAACCAGAGCTTTACGCTTACAGCATATGTATTTGCAATATTTCCTCAAACACTTCCTGCGTGGGGATTTGCTATCTGGGATGCCTCCGGTAAGCTTGTTCTGACGAACGAATCAAGGGTGCTTTCTGATCTACAAACTGTGGGGAGTCCTGGTGCAAGCGGTGGGATTAACATTGACCAGACACTGTCCGGGTCGTGGGCTGTCGCTCCGGCTCAGCTTGGTCAGACGATTATCGTTAATAACTCCACTCAGCCCCCAACTATCTACACCATAAATGCCTATTCATCTTGTAGGTTTAATGGTGGCAGTACGAGAATAAACGCAGGTGGAACATCTACCGGAACTGGCTCTCCAGGCGGAGGAACCAACACAGGAATTTCTTTGACCGCTATCAATACGGCTGCATTTGATTAATTGATCGTTTAAAACGATCGATGTTTTGATATTGATCTGTTTAATCTATTTTCATTAATCTCCCCGTCAGGTTAATTTTTATAAAAATAATTACCTCAGGGCACAATAATGAAAAAAATATCAGTCATGTTTCTTTTTTGCATTCTTCTTTCTGCTTGCTCATCCAGTCTCCTTGAGAAGCAGAATCCAGTGTGCGAGGCCGTAATAGTTGTCGGTGGACAAGAACAGACTGTTCAGGTCTATGGTGTAAGGCAGGTAGCAAATCAGATTGAATACAAAGCTGGATATCCTTTCAACTGGCGATGGGTAAGTAAAAACAACTTTACCGGCTCGACCTGTACAAAATGAACAAAACAAGAACCCGCCGAGGCGGGTTTTTTATTATCTGAATTCAGGAGTATTTTATGTCGGCAGGCACCATCACCCTGACAAACGGGTCCGCTATTGTTGGCGGTTCCGGAACCTCATTCGCAACTGAACTCGCTGCAGGTGATTTTATTGTCTCCACTGTTGGCGGCGTGTCGTATACATTGCCCGTAAAATCGGTAGAGAGTAATGCGCAACTTACGCTGGTCAGCAACTTTACCGGGCCGACACAATCCGGAGCGGCCTGGTCAGCGGTCCCGCGCGTGGCGCTGAATATGGTCACTGCTGCGCTGGTGGCGCAAAGTGCTGAAGCGCTACGTGGACTGAATTACGACAAACAGAACTGGCAGCAGGTTTACAGCGCGGCCGGAAACATCACAGTGAAGCTGTCAGACGGCACTACCTTCACCGGCCCGTCATGGAAATACCTGTCTGACAATATGGCGACTAAGAGCGGCGGGGCAGTGCCTGTTAACCAGGGCGGTACCGGATCGACAACCGCATCAGGCGCTCGCACAAACCTCGGTTTGGGAGACAGCGCTACGAGGGACGTTGGAACAGCAGCGGGAACGGTGGCTGCCGGGGATGATTCACGGCTGGGTACGGTGAACGGAAAATCAGGAGGCACGATTTCATCTGCTTTAAATGCCACTGGTTCAATAAATGTCATTACTCAGTCCAGCAGTTTCGGAGTGTTTGCGTTCAAGTATCCGGGCTCTCTGGATAGTATGTCCTACTCCTTCTGCGAAAATTATGGTGATCTGGTATTTGTCACAACCCAGGCAGCCAAACCCGGCACAGAAAAATATT